TCAGAAGGATACTGGGTTACAGGTGCTGATTTAAAGTACCCAGACTTCTCTAAGACAGAAGCAGATGTGTTTTTTAAAAAAGATTTATCAATATATGAAAATGTTGAAAGCATCATACATCTTGTAGATGTAAAAGCATTTGATGAAATCTACCAGTTTGCAGCAGATATGGGTGGGGCAGGATATATCTTCACAGGAGAGCATGATTCTCAGATCATGGAAAACTCAGCATTGATCAACTTAAATTTACTTAGAGCACAATCAAGATTAAATGATAAATATAATGTTAACAAGACCAAAATATTTTACTCAAGTTCAGCATGTATGTATCCTGACTACAAACAACTAGATGTTAATAATCCAGGGCTTAAAGAATCTGACGCATATCCAGCAGATCCAGATAGCGAATATGGTTGGGAAAAGTTGTTTAGCGAAAGACTATTCTTAGCATTTAACAAGAACAATAAGATACCAGTTGCAATAGCCAGATATCACAACATCTTTGGTCCAGAAGGAACTTGGAATGGTGGCAAAGAAAAGGCACCTGCAGCAGTATGTAGAAAAGTAATTGAGGCAACTGACTCTATAGACATTTGGGGTGATGGTGAGCAAACTCGCTCATTTTTATTCATTGACGAATGCATAGATGCAACTAGAAAACTTATGGAATCAGACTTTACAGGACCAGTTAACATTGGATCTGAAGAAATGGTTACAATAAATAAACTTGTTGAGATTGCTTGCTCAGTAGAAAACAAAGAATTAAAAATAAACCACATAGACGGACCTACAGGTGTTCGTGGCAGAAACTCAAACAATGATTTGATTAGAGAAAAACTACAATGGGATTACTCTCTGCCTTTGAAAAACGGTATAGAAAAAACCTATGCTTGGATCAAAGAACAAAGAACAAAGGAAGATAAGTGAAGGTAGTACTAACTGGCTCTCGTGGCTATGTAGGAACGGCAACTAGAGAACTCCTTGAGGACTCAGGTTATGAAGTAATTGAGGTAGACAAGAAGATAGGCAGAAACACTATCTATCTATTTAATTATATTATTGGTCAAGATCCAATAGCCATAATTCATCTATCAGCCCTAAAGTCTATTCCAGAATCTAAGAAGAAGCCTTGGGCTTACTACTTCAACAATGTTCTTTCTACCTTGTCTACTGCTATTGTGGCTAGAGTGTCATCTATACCAGTGGTGTTTGCGTCCTCTGCAAGCGTTTACAGCCCTTTTAATGCCTATGCTAGGGGTAAAGTGTGGGAAGAAAGACTATTAGGCCTCATTTGCCCTTCAGTGGCCGTTTTGAGGTACTTCAACATAGTAGGCAAAACACCAACGGTAAACGATTATGGATCAACAAATCTGTTTGAAATAATTAGACGGGATCCAAATATACAGATTAACAGTATTAGTTCTACTAGAGATTATGTACATGTCCTAGATATAGCCAGAGCAAATGTCATGGCAATGGAGCATCTACAAACTAAAGGCTCATTTACAACAGATATATTTACTGGGGAAGCCAGAACATTAATGGATGTTGTTCATGAATACGGACAAAACGGACATATAGTACATTACACAGTATTAGGTGCAGAAGATGCATCTACGATTCCTACCTTAGACAACAGGGCTATCTTTGGCTGGGAACCAGCATATACATTCAAGCAAGCAATTCAATCAGAAATCAAGGAGAAATAAGTGACACCACAAGACTGGGCTGCATTCTTTGTAGCAATCTTTACTTTAATTGGAGGACTTGCTACGGCAGTTCGTTGGATGGTAAAACACTACCTATCTGAACTTCGCCCAAACGGAGGATCAAGCCTCAAAGATTCCGTTAATAGACTTGAAATACAGGTTCAGCAAATTATGAATATTCTCATGACTGAGAATGTACGAACTAAAAGAAAATCACCACCAAAGGAGCAATAATGGCTACAAAGAAAACAGCAAAGACAGTCAAAGAACAAGCACTAGCAGCAGGAGCCTCTTATCTTAGAGCATCCCTAGCAGCCGTACTTGCTATGTACATGGCTGGAATTTCAGATCCAAAGGTATTAGCAAACGCATTTGTGGCAGGACTCGTTGGTCCTCTCGTAAAGGCACTACAACCTAATGAAAAAGAATTTGGCATTAAAAAGTAAATAAGAGTACAATAGGGCTATGTAGATCAAATACAGAACCACCAATATTTGTCTGTTCATTTATCTACAAGGAAGGGCCTCAGAGTCAATCTGGGGCTCTTTTCCTGTTCTAGGCATTCCTACCTAGGCCAAGGCCTTAAAGTGGCTTAAAACGGCTCCTGTGACCTCTGAGAGGCATCCTAGAGACTTGCATAGACTGTATATCTACAGTAGAATAGTACAAAACGGACATTTAGGACATAATGAAATACTGTGCAATGTGTAACATTAAGAAGCCCTATGAGCAATTTAATAGGGCATCCAGGAAATATGGAGATGGCTATAATTCATATTGTAGGTCCTGTGCTAGCCATTATTATTTCTCAAGAAAAGCCCTGTTGCAAAAAGGGCAGGTATTTATAGAACACAAAGAATGTAGATTTTGCGGGATAGATTACAATATATCTGAGTTTGGCAAAATGAAAACTACTGATGATGGATATAACGACTATTGTAAAATATGCTGGAGAAAAACAATATTAAAGGCTTTATAAGCCAAGATAGTGTAAACTAGAGTAATGAACGAGTATCGTGAAGGTTTCACAGACGGATATATCTTTGCCAAGGAAGAACTGGTGGAGAGATTATTTGAGGTTGAAGGTCTAGATGACTGGACTGTTGACCAGATCTGTGATTTAATTGAGAAGAACAAACTGTAGAGGAGGTAAATATGATCAATGGTAGGGGCAGTTCAACCAACCAAAGGAGATATTTATTAACGGAAAAATTAAATTATGGCAGAGAGCAGTAATTGTTTCTTTACTAGCAATTTTTATACAAGCAGGAATTACAACAGATCAAGCAGTACCTGAGTTAGTTATATATAAAGACAGGCCACCATTACTGAGCGTAAATGCAAAGGAAGTGGCTAAGGATTTGCTCAATAAAGAGCAATTTCTGTGTTTGACCAAGTTGATTGGAAAAGAGTCAGCCTGGAATCCAAAGGCAGAGAACCCTACATCTACAGCAAGTGGATTAGGACAACTCCTGGACAGCACAGCAAGCAGTCTTGGAATGAAGAAGTCAGATAGTGCAGTATCCCAATTGGTTGCTACATTATCTTATATTTCCAGAAGGCATTCAAATCCATGTGGAGCCTGGAAACATTTTCAAAAGAAAGGCTGGTATTAAGATGGCAACAATAAGTTCAGATCCAACAGATGTAATAAAACAGTTAGATTATGTTGAAGCAGAAAGAATAGATAAAGACGGCAATTCAGTAACAGTAAGAGTATACTAAGGAGAAATCATGCCAGAAGAAATTATAGAAGAAGATTTTGTTGAAATTTGGACCACTGACGAAGATGGCAATCCAACAAAAATTAAAGTATATTGACATAACTTTGTAGCATCTGCTACAATTGAATTCTATGTTGTCACCTCCAAGTAACTCATAGAACCTGAAGGGCCTTACGCTGTTTCTTCCCAGTTTCTTGCGTAGGGTCCTTCTTCTTTTTGTTTATTTGACATTTGAAAAATAGTCATGGTACACTGGTAACACTTCAGAGCGTTTAGAGATCACATCAATGTTGGTTCTGAAGGGACTACGGGCAGATTGCTTGAGTCTCGTTGAATCCTCACCGCAAGTGCTGGACTACGATGCAGTACAAATGGCGAAGCCATGTCTTTAATTTAAAGATTTATTTCTATATGTTAAGGACAGCCATGGGCAGATTCAGAAAGGAAAAGAAAATGGGAAGTAATATAAATTGGATAGATGAAAGAAGTCCTTTTAAAAAAGAAAAGGATTATATAGATAGTAGCAATACTACTAATGGATGGAAGACTATTATTAATAGGGATAACTTTATTAATTGTAATGCTTGCACTAGAAGAATCAGAGTAAATCAAAAGATGCTTTGGCATGTAGAATCAGATTTAAAAATGCATCAACCAAAAGATTGTAAGTTGTGGTAACTATGGATAAATATTTAAAAGCCATAATCGCAATGGGCATTGGTAATTTAATAACAGGAAGCCTAATCCTTGGAATCTCTATGGGTTGGATAGTTTATTATTTGGAAAGTACAAAAGATGAAAAAAGAGTATGAGCCAGTAATAGTTAAAACCTTTTGGAACAAACACACTGAGGTAGAACTTAATGCTATGACTGATGAAGAGGTTATGCAGTTAATTGATTCTCATGTTGAAAGGTTTATGGATTCCTGGCAAAAAAGGAATAAGGGAAAAGACTTTCCAGATCTTGCCAAAGGCACAATTGCTGATGTAAGAAACAAGAGAACAGATGCTAGAAAAGCACCAATAGTAGGCAAGAGATGATACAATGGTAAGAAGATATTTTCATAAATATATGAAAGATAAACACTATAACAGGAAATGGGGAACAAAAATGGGTGGCTACATAGGATTAGAAAGTGATAAGTCAGAATTTATTAGAGGGCAAATTACACCTCAACATGCAGTACAAGAAGCAATAGATGGATTAAATGCAGCAACTAATCGCCTAGACAAATTGATCCGTGAGATGCAAGGCAATTGTGAATGCAAAAATTAAGATTCCATGTAATTGCACTACCTCATACTAATGTAACTCAGGATTTCTTTTCATGTGCCTACACTGCTAAAGTGCATGGCTTTGTAAGAATGATGACAAGCCTTGGTCATGAGGTTTTTCTTTATGCTGGTGAAGAAACAACATCTGAACCAACAGAGTTAATTACCTGTTTGAATGAAGATGAGCGATTAAAAGCAGTAGGCAATAATCATTACACATCAGCATCCTTTGACATAAATCTACCTCATTGGCAAATCTTCAACGGTAATGCAATTAAGGAAGTAGCCAAGCGTATTAAGAAGAAAGACTTTATCTGCCTCATAGGTGGATTATCCCAGAAGCCAATTGCTGATGCTTTCCCAGAACACATGGCTGTAGAGTTTGGAATTGGGTACTCAGGAACATTTGCTAAGTACAAGGTCTTTGAGTCTAATACCTGGAGAGCAGCAGTGTATTCACAATGGAAAAACGCTGCCTCAGTTGATATTAACTTCTTTGACACTGTTATTAATGGATATTTTGATGCTGAGAACTTTCCAATGCAATTAGACAAAAAAGATTATTATGTCTATTTAGGTAGAATGACTCAACGCAAAGGCGTAGACATAGCCAGCCAAGCCTGCGAAGCAGCAGGAGTTAAATTAATCATGGCAGGATCAGGAAACTATATTCCTAAATATGGTGAGTACATTGGAGAAGTCAATGCTCATGAGCGTAAGAAACTCCTTGGAGAAGCCATAGCAGCCTTTAGTCCTACGCTTTACCTTGAACCCTTCTGTAACAGCCACATAGAGGCTCTGGCAGTAGGAACCCCTGTTATAACAACTAACCTAGGTATCTTCACAGAAACCGTCCAGAACGGCTTCAATGGCTTTAGATGCGATACTCTGCGTGAGTTCGTAGATGCGACGGAACAGGTGAAGAGCCTAGATCCAAGAATGATAGCAACAGATGCATATGTAAACTATTCTATGGATGTAATCAGATATCAATACGATAGATACTTTAATAGACTATTAACCTTATGGGACAAGGGCTGGTATCAATTATAACGATTTGATAACGATATCCTAAATAGGGTCATATTTGTTGCATTGTTATAATACATGTGCTACAATTATTATATACAGCAGAGATGTTGTAAATACTAATAGAAATGGGAACCAAATGAATAACAATTTAGATATAGTAATTTGCGTATTTTGTGAACAAAAAGTAGCAGACGCAATAGATTATACACAGACACAATACTGTGTACCATGCAATGAATATAAAGGAATTACCACTCTCCGTGAATATATTCTTGAATATGGACATACACTGGTGATAGCATAATGACTATGAGCCAAAAAGACAAGCAGATCAAGAAGTTCATTGATAATAAGAAGACCATCAAAAGATTTAAAACTCATACACAGATGATGGACAATGGTTGCATTGAATGGACAGCATATACAACACCAAAGGGATATGGAGATTTCTCTCTTCATGACGGTGAATTCAAACTAGCAGTAAGAGCACATAGGTTTGCATACGCCTTATATTATGGAATTGATCAACTACCTAATGGTACAGATAAAACACAGAATCGTAAAGTCATACATCACAAATGTGAGAACAAATCTTGTGTTAATCCAAGGCATTTAGAGGCAGTATCAGATAGATGGAACTTAGGAAGAACCAATGACAAAAACTTGTAAGAGATGCCAAGAAACAAAAGATATAAGTGTTTTCTACAAGTTAAAGGCTTTGCGTCCTAATGATGATGGCTATGACTATTATTGCAAGGTATGTCGCAATACCTCAGCAAAGAAGACATGGACTACTAACAAGAAGAAGTGCTCAACAACACAATGTGATAAGCCACACTATGCTCGTACAATGTGCAAGTGCTGCTATCACAAACTAATTAGACGAGAGAAGAAAAACAAATGAAACCAATAACAGACTTTGAACTAAGGTTCATGAATATATTTGCAGAGTCAGGATATCAAATGCTTCCTAACTCTGACAGATCAGCGTACACCTCAGATGAAGATCATGAGTTTGCTATGTTCGTACATCATAGACTTGCCAAGTTCTATGCTTTGTACAAGACTACTCCTTCAGCACCACAAGGGATAGACAACGCATAAATGGAATACAGAACCTGCTCTAACTGTAAGATGAGTAAGCCTTTAAGTCTTGAGTTCTATGGTGTAGCACAAAAGAACAAAGGCAGAATGCATACAGAGTGTAAAGAGTGCAAACTCAAGTACATGAAAAAATGGCAGGCAAATAGAAAAGCAGAACAAGAAGTAGACAAAAAGAGAGACAAACATATGTATACTATCAAAGAGTACACAGAAGAAGAGAAGCAGCAAAGACTACAAGAAGCCTATGCTTACATGCACTATCAAGCATTTGGCAGACCAATAACAAAGAAGATACTGAAGGAACTAGAAGGCATTGAGGAATGATACACAAGATTTACTATTGTAAAGATTGTAAGGCAGCATCAAAGGACGAGACAGAGTGTATCGTCTGTGGTAGGACTCAGCAAGAAATTGGTTGGGTTGAGACAGAGAACTGGGAAGGTAAGAAATGATTAAGTTTATATGGATGACATTAGCAGGAGCATTAGCATTTACAAACGGTAGAGGTGTTATTAGATGGACACTAGCAGCATATGTGTTTGGTCCATTAGCATTACTTGTATTAGTATTTCTACCAAAGAAAGAAGATAAGATTGAAGAAAGAGTAGGGTTTGTTAGAGACAAGTCTGAAGAACATATTGTCAAGAAAGAATTCCAAGATGTGAACACTGTTGATGATTTGTTTAAGCAATTAGAAAAGAAATAGGGGCAAGCGATGCAATGTGCAGTATGTAAGTTTAATGTAGAGTCAGGACAGGTATGCAAGAGATGCTACTCATCCTTGAAGTCTGCATTGACTGAACTACCTGAACTACAGTCAGGTGCTGCATCATTCATCTCACCAGGAAGATCAGGCTCAGGCTCACCAAGCACAGAGAGATCCATTGGATTCAATGTCAATGCGTTAGATTATTCTATGGGTAAGGAATTGCTTGGGGTCTTACATAAGTATGAAGCCCTTATCCGTAGAGGTAGAACCCTGACTCCTCCAGCCTTACTGACAAGACAAGCCACAGTGGATCTAGAGGTTGCTGCAACAGTCTCATTCCACTTAGCCCATCTTGAATGGACAGTCCAACAGGATTGGTTGGAGGATTTTGCGGGACAGATAAAGGAACTCCATAGTAAAGGTATGGCTACCAATAAGAAGTTTATAGAGAAGCCTAGAAGAATACCATGTCCTACAGATGAGTGTAGAGCACATATAGTTATTGATATAGAGAATCTCTTGGCTGGTGTTAGATGTCATAAATGTCGTACATCATGGACATTGTATAGACTATTAGCCTTGGCTATGAATAATCCTAATAGAACCTTTTGGCTAGATGTAGAGGCTATATGTATGTGGATGAATATATCTAAGATAGATCTTAATAAGATAGTTAGACAGCATGAGATACCAATGAAGAATGGTTTATATGATATCTCTGCCATAGCCAAAGCGAGAAGTTTAATTGACTAATCATACAATATACTGTATAATGGAGGCAACAGTATTTGCTGACCCCAAAAGTTGGACGGGATCTAGAAGGTAATGATTACTACTATAAGGAATACAATATGTTCAGTATGTATATGAGTATAGGTCCAGTTAATGTACAGATAGATACAGATGAGAGATTATCATTTGATGCTATAGATTCCCTAATGAATAGAGGAGCAGCAACTGTATTAACTTTGTTTGACACCCACCTAGGTAGTGTGGTCAAGTATGAGAATTATGATAATGATATAGACTGTGATGAATGCTCAAGCATTGCAGAAGAATTAGATTAATTAGATATAAGGTTTAATAAAATTAAATTTAATCGTCCATGTTCAGGCTGTGGCATACTGGTCAGAGATTCCAGATGCAAGGCATGTGCCAGACTACAGCAGGCAAGAAACCCTAGACGCAGACATAATCAATATGATTACGAATGGCAGAAAATGTCAAAACTTGCTAGGACCCTCCAGCCTTGGTGTTCCAGATGTTTAAGTACTAGGGACCTAACGGCAGATCATATCCTTTCAATTTCACAAGGTGGATTAAATACACTTGATAATATAAGTGTTCTCTGTAGAAAATGTAACAGTTCTAAAGGTTAATTAATTTAGCATAGGGGAAACCACCCATGCCACCCTCCTGGCAACACTCCGTATAGGGTACATTCTGTGCTCAAATGATTCTTCCTTACCCTGGCTGCCCTGTTCTGTATAATATAGCGATATTATCAAATTTGGACATTTGGAACAGTTTTGTCAACGATGTTGCAAAAAGGAATTAGTAGAAAAGGAAAAAACCAAAAAATGGCTCAACCAATCGCAGGAAGGCCACCTAAGCCTAATGAGATCAAAAGACTCATGGGAAACCCAGGTGGAAGACCTTTGCCTGATTTAAATACAATTTCTCACTTGCCAATGGCTAAAGAAATACCAACACCACCAGAAAATCTCAATCAATCTGGATTAGATTTATGGAATCGTGCTTGGGGAATCGCTGTAACTTGGCTTAGTCCAGTCAGTGATATTGAGGCAATTAAAAATGCATCTCATTTGGCTGATGCTAATGAGGCTGCTAGAGAAAGATATATGGTCTCAACAGAGCCTGCTGATGCTAAGGCTTATGTAGCAATTAACAGAGCATACACAGATGCATTGACCTCACTGGGCTTTGATCCAGTTTCAAGATCTCGTTTAGGAGTTGCAGAAGTACGAGTTGCAACATCCATAGATAAATTGTTAGAAAAAAGACAGAATCGTGCAAAAGTAATTTTTGAAGAAGACGACATAAACCAAGGGGCACAATATGAACCAAGTAACACTTAACGACATAGGAACACCAGAAGACTTCCTAAGAGCAATAGACGAATCAATGAAGGAGTTCTTTGTTGGTGATATTGTCAATGGAACAGTTGTTCAAATTGATCGTGAAGGCATACTCCTAGATATTGGCTGTAAGACAGAAGGCCATATCCCAAAGAAGGAAGTATCTGCCAAGAGGCTATTTGATATTGAAGATATCGTCTCAATAGGCCAAGTTCTACAGGCTACTGTAATAGGCCTAGATGACGAAGGATATGTCCTTTCTATGAAAGAGGCAGAGGTTGAAATTCTATGGAACTCTATTGAGGCGATATGGAATTCAGATGAGAAGATTGTCTCTGGAGAAATCACTAGAATTGTCAAAGGTGGCATGATAGTAGATATTGGCCTAAGAGCATTTTTGCCAGCATCACAATTCCATGTTGATAAATCAGAGGACTTGGCTAATTATGTTGGCCAAAGAGTAGATGCCAAGATCATTCAATTTGATAGAGCAAAGGGAAATATCGTCATCTCACGAAAAGCACTTGTTGAGTTTGATCAGAAAGAAGATAAAAAGATTCAATTTAGTAAATTGGCAGTAGGTCAAGTACATACTGGCAAGGTTTCAGGTATTACTAACTTTGGAGTATTTGTTTCTCTTGGTTTAGTATCTGGTTTAGTCCATGGATCTAAAATGGGCAAACTTACTCCTGATCAATTTGCAATTAGTAGCAGCATTCAAGTAGAGATTATAGATATTGATTTTGAAAAGGATAGGCTCTCGTTAGCATATAAGGGATAAGCATGGAGACAATTAAATCATGGCCTCCAGCATACCTCTCTCCAATTTCCGCACTTCAATTAAAAAATAGTCGTGGATATGATGTTATAGATTTTGCTGAGACATTATGCCGTATTACAGAAGATTCAATTGCAGGTAATGTAGGAGATAAATTAGTCCTTCGTCCCTGGCAGAAAGAACTGCTAATAAATTTATATGCAGAGAATGAAGATGGCCTTCTAAAACATCGTCGTGCTTTGATTGGGATTCCTCGTAAAGCAGGTAAGTCTGCACTACTAGCGACTCTGGTCCTAGAGCAGTTATTGCTTGGCGTAAACGGTGGACAGATTTATTCATGTGCTGCAGATAAAGACCAGGCTAAGATTATTTTTAAAACGGTAAAGCGAATGATTGAGTTAGAACCAGAACTCTCAGCAGTACTACAGACCTTCAGAGATGTAATTTATAATCCAGGTACAGGCACAATATATAGAGCCCTATCGTCAGAAGCGTTCACGAAAGAAGGTTTAAACTCTACATTTGTGGCATTTGACGAGTTGCATAGTCAGCCAAATAGAGAACTTTATGACACTATGTCGCTTTCTATGGGTGCTCGTTTAGAGCCAATGCTTGTAGCAATCACCACTGCTGGAACGAAATATGACTCATCAGGTAAAGAATCCCTCTGTTTCCAAATGTATAATAGAGGCGTACAACTTGCAAAGGGTGAGGTTGAAGATCCTTCCTTCTTTTTCGCCTGGTATCAGGGTGATGAAAAACTTAATTACAAAGACGAAGATAACTGGAAGATTGCGAATCCATCATATGGAGATATATTATCTGCAGAAGATATGAAGTCTGCTTCACTTTTGACTCCAGAGGCTGAATTTAAAACCAAGAGATTAAACCTTTGGACAGATA